ATAGTTTTCTGGTGAGGTTGATGAACCGCCAAATGTACTTGAATTTTGATATGATTGGACACTGAAATAACCATCACCCGTAGCTGTGTGTGAATAGTAATTAAACACAACTAAAATATTACCGACAGGAAGTGGCGCACCCGGCAATAGACTAATCTTTGCGTGATCATAGAAATTATCACGCTGACCATTATCTAACGTGAAGTAATTTGTGATGTCGGTATATGCTGAAATAGCTCCTGTCGGATTTGTTCCAGGTGTTCTAGAGTCTATAATTTTTACAATATTCTTAACGTCATTCACATACAATGACATAGCACTTGAAGAAATACCGGACCTTGATATCGTCACTTGTCCCTTGGTCAAATCCTGTGACGTGTTGGCCGTAACAGCAGCCAATGAAGTGCTGACAAATGCAGTATTTCCATTGACCAGATTTTTAGCTTTAAGAACCCAGTTGGGAGAATCCGCACTACTAACTTGAACAGATGCAATTAGAGTAACATTCTTACCACCATACACAGTAGAACTTAGTGTGGCATATGTTTTATCGGAGGAAATTGTAATGGTATTTCCGCTGCTGGTGAAGTCTAGAACACTACCAGTTGAATTGTCTATTACCATGAATAGTTGTTCTGCGGCAGCACCACCCAACGAACCAGAACCTTCAAATCTTAATGGATTTGCACTATTTTGATTTTGTGCATACACAATAACCGAACCAGCACCACCACCCGTTCCACTGAATACCTTTGAGTGATATACACGCTGAGAGAAGTAATTTGTATTTGTTAGTTGCGCAACATATGGATATCCAATGTTGAACACCAATTCCGGATTACCCGCACCATTGAGTATAGTGTCGCCTGTGGCCTGTCCATTTACTTTCCCGGATGTGCTAATGTTCGTGTTCGCAATCAATGCATAGTTACCACCACCAACTGTTTGCACAATAGACTCGGTGTCAAATTGTTGGTATTGCATCGTGAATGTGGAACCGAGTGTAGACGATGGGACCACAGTTAGTGGATTATCCAATGTTACGGTCTTTGTTCCGCCATTATAATTCACAATACTGCGGGTGTCCACAATACTGCCTGTGGATATGCTTACAGTAACCCCATAGTAAGCATTTGCAGTAGCCGAGAATGACCCATTAGTGTCATTTATAACGAATGTTGTGCTAGTGTTTCCAGTTGCACCAACAGACCCAGATAGCGTAGTTGTAGCCAAGTCTGAGATGTATGCATTGTATACATAAGACTTTGTGTTACTTCCAGTTCCGGTGACATAATTGATATTACGCATGAACCCCGATCCAATCAGGGTGGAGCTATATGTTGCTGTGTTTGTTGATACAACACTGGATGCGGGTACGCAGTGGAAATCTACTGCCGGAACCTGTCCAATATCAAATACTCCATTAGCCGTATCAACGACAAAGTAGTTTCCATAGTCAGCAAATACAGCATTGGTATTCACATTGGCAGTTGACTGTGCCCTATCGTTAGTAAGAATAACTTGTGACTGATTCTCTACGCGATAACCATGGACATACGCAATGCCCTTACTAACACGCAAGTCGTATTGTGCAGCATTCCCATTGGAGTTGGCAGATGGTGTTAATTTGAAATCATCAACGATATAATCACCATTGGTTTCATAATCTCGTTTTGCGAAATAATCATCAATCGTGGAATACACGGTACCATCGACTTGCTTCACGATGTTTCCGGATTCTACTCTCACAAGTTCAATGAAGCTGTCATCATTACCCAATGTAACTGGCAATGTGGATAGTGTCAGCGTAATAACATATCTATCCGCTCCAGGTGCTTGATAGTTTGATGCTCCAACGGCCGGGTCCAATAACGATGCATCACTCACAAAGTCATATATAGTTTCGTTGATTTGCAGACCAACTCTTAGACTCGGTTTATTGTCATACTTATCAAGAATAACAGTCTGTGGGAGTACGTCAACGAAATTGCCAATTGAATATTGAGTTTGGGTTCCATCAGGATTTACTGTATCTGAACGTGAATACCCATTAACCACATAGAAAACACCAGCCGCAACAGACGCCACTGAAGATAGTCCAATTGCAGGATTTCCAACGGATGAAGTAGCCACAGTTGCCGTGAATGACGTTCCGTCTGTGGGTTGAATAGTGATACCATCGGAAAATTGAATACCTGACAAATAAGAAACAATAAGAGTTGCCGGATCGCCCCCACTAATAGCTTCGGCGGTAGCCAACACCTTTGCCATAATTGTGCCTGTGGCTAAATCCATAATAACTTTGTTATTAAAGTTGGAAGCCTTAACGATGCCACCAGACAAGTCGGTAGGGTTCAATTTTATGAAATAACAATTTAGGTTTGTGGTTACTTGTCCACCCGAAATTGGTGTATTTTGTGTGTAAATTGCACTGGCAAAGTTTGAGATTTGATTCTGGAGAATCGTTTGTGATTGGGTTAACTCACGAGCTTGTACCGCATAACCCGGCTTGAATAGGATGCGGTGATAATTCTTAGATGGGTCGAAATTGTCGTAATATGGTCCAACATTTAAATTTAACATTTACTAGCCTTTATTCTAATGAGCATTGTATTTATTGCTCTTAATTTGTACCATACCCCAAGACAAATTTAAATTGTTCAATACCATCGGCACTTCTTTGAACACCAACTCTGTTTTCTATATATGAAAGATATCCAGAAAATGGAATCATTTGTGGTGGTGATACCGTCAATAGGGTGCGTGACGCAAATGTGGTCAATCCTTTTACTGTAGCCCCAATTTGAAATGTGCCTGCTGTATTTATTAGCTGTAGTATGTTCGATGATGTGTTAAAATCCAACACAGTGCCCGAGAAGAACGTATTAAAGTTGTTGTCTTGTTGGACAACAATCTCGCCATTATTGAATACATTACCTTGATTGGTACTAACAGTCAATTGGGTAGCTAAATTGAATATTGCATTACTAGAAGGATGTGGGAATGAATTGTAGTCAAATGGGTTCACCAAAATTCCAACTTGTCTATACGTAGGCCCATTTCCATTCGCCGGAATTATCCCATTTTCACTGCCATTAAATTCTGCGACAAGCATCAAATTAGACACACCCAATTCAGAAACTGGATCATATGCATGTCCACCAACAGGCGAAACTGGGGTTGATATTATAGCTCCTGATCCATGCGTAAGTATTGGTGGTGCCTTAGCCGTATATGCAGTGGCAGAAGCATATACTGCAATGGTTGCATTGGCTGTAGTATAATTTGAACCAGCGGAGCCAACTACCACATCAGTTATAATGCCACTTGAGATTTGTTGTGGTGTCACATTGGCAGACGACCCAACACCATCGCCCGTAACAGTGACCACTATGTAAGTGTTTACAGCATCGTAACCGGAGCCACCATTGATAACATTTATAACTTCAATGTCACCATACCCAGCCTCTGTCAGATACGGTTGTGGTGTATTTGCACTCACAGGAACAGGCATCCAATTACTATCCATGAAAGTCTTTTTACTACCGGCGTCAATGGTGTATATGTACTTCCACTTATATCCATCGCCCGCATTAGCGAAGATGTTATTTGTTTGGTATGTGCCGGGTTGGAAGAATGGTTCGTTCACCGACGCACCACCATTATTATTACATAAACACTTGAATACTTGATCGTATCGATTTTTTATATAGAATTGGTTTATCAAAAATCCATTGGAGTCGGTCTGAAACATATCTACCATATCACTATACGCTGAATATACGGTATTAGTAGTCCAGTTTATGCGCTGCACCACCGGACTTAAGTTACTGCTGTATAGTTTCTTTGCAGCAAACATATTCTTGAATGTTTGCTTGATATATTGTTGGGTCTGCTGTGGTTGTTCGGGAGTCTCCACACCACCAACAATAGGCCATGGATCGACTCTACCTAAAAATGCATAAAAGGTGCCAATAGGATAAGAGCCTTGAATGGATGCAACTGGAGAGAAATATTCTTGCTCTACCTGGGTTGCTCTTGCGTTATATGTTACGATGTTTAGATTTGACATGTTCTATTTATCCATTAAATCCAAATGGCCTGTGCGCCGACTGGTCCAAAAATTTGTACATTAGTTGAATTGATCGCCCTATTGACAGATATCAATCCGTTAGCTCCATTAGCCAATCCACCCTGTAAGTAGACGGTGTTGTTGCTGTAATTCACACTAGCCACCACTTGGGTCGCATTATTCACCATAATCACATCACCCGCATGTATGATATCAACCAATGGATATTGAGTGTTACTATATGCCCCACCATTGACTATATCATATGAGTTGGTCAGATAGTTTATATTTATATAATTGTTACCACTGGTGTTGGATGTTCCGTAAGCGACATTCATAAATGATAACCACACACTATCTTGAAGTGTTGCAGTATTTGCTGGACCATTGACACCAATAACTAGAGATTCCACTGTGATGTTATTTGATGTTGTGAATCTAATAGTGGATGTATTAGCAAAAACTATATTAGAAATGTTAGCACCAGCTAGATTCCCGAAGTTTATTATGTTGTTGCTGGGTGAACTGAAACTACCATTGATAGACACGTTGGAGAATGCAGTACCAGTGTAGAACGATAGATTATGCCCACTATTTAAATTATTACCAATGTTATAATTAAACGAATTGGCAGAATCCATGCGGAATCTTCCGATGACATGCATACCGGCAGGATGTAATAGATTCATTAACACATCGCGGTACTTGGCAATTTCTTTTTCGAGTGTTATTTCATATGTATAATTGTTATAGTCTGTGCTTTGGATGACATCAAATGAGCTTGGTTGTCCAGACGTATCCAGATATTGACCATTTCCTATCACCAACCCGTCTAAGAATGTGGAGTTTGCCTGTGCCGTACCATCCCCATATTGAATTACGCCGTTGGCACTATCAAATCTTGGGTCTGACAAATTGAATGTGGTTGGGGTAGCCCCAGCGGTGTAATTGCTTATAAGAACCATTGAAGCACCCTTAGAGTCTATTTTCAATGGGAGCAATGAAGAACCTGAAACTTGTTTAGGCTTTGATGTGTAGTTGTATACACGCATCTGGTATATACTAGCCGCAGGGTTTATATTGTTCTGTAGTATATTGATAGAATCTACAAAAGCAAGATATGTTGCTGTGTTGGTGTTTGCGCCTTGATATACAATGTCGCCGGATGATGCTATATTTTGTATTGATACGTTAGATACTATAAGGTCTTGCACTTCAAGTGAAACTTTAGGGGCAGAAACATAATCTTCGCCATTATTCAATATATTCAGTGTGGTGATTGCGCCAATTCGATTTGACACTGATGAAAATGTCGCACCGGTGCCCAAAACTCCAGGCACCACTAGATGCGCAGTGTTGATGTAGAAATTATTCGCAATGACACTTGTTGCTGCATTGCCGCTCAGAATCAATGATGTATTACTTGTTATTGATTGAATTGTCCCCAATACCACATTTGAACTAGCATACAACACAGCACCGTTGCTCAATTGTGTTAGGAATGTGGAGCCATTTCCGGTGACTACGTTGCTGGATGAATTTGTGGTCACATTGCCAGTTGCTGGTGCGACAACTATGGCGGTGGGTAGACCTGGTCCATATCCCATACCACCATTTGGATAATGATGGAAAGAATCACTCGGATTGTAACGGTATGCTACCTGTGTAAGTGCGCCTGAACTATTCACCGATACCACATTGGCATATGCGCCCCTACCTGTACCACCCAATAACAAAACTGTTTGTCCATTGGCATATCCCGATCCACCATTCACAATTTGGATTGGTGCCAACACTCCTAGTGTAGCGAGATTTGTCTGGCTATAATAAGTTATCCCATTAATAACATTCAATGGATTATCTGAGTTATATAGTGATGTGGCGGCAACTGTGGGTGTTGTGGATATGCCACCACCAGAATTGTAGACAACAACAGATAAAATTGGGTTTGTATTAATGGTTGTGAATGTGAATGCATTTGCCAATGAGGTATTTGCATTCGTGGTGTTGGCATTTGCAAAGAAGTAATTGGTATTAGATAGTCTTATATTAAGCTTTCTGCTTATGCTATCCACAGGAATACTTCCGACATTGGCGGATGTTGATTGATCCAAAAGACCGACTGTAGCTATAATACCAGCGTTAGTGGGCACATTACTGAATGATATTTGAGTATTTGCCCCGCCAACAATCCCACTATATACACCGGGGGTATATCCATATCCTTCTGTCGTTACAGATATGCGCTGAACACCACCAGAAGTAACTTCCCCTACAGTGCCTATAGCCCCAATAGGATTTGGTGTATTTGCATTCAATCCACCATAGATTACAATCGGATCATTTGTATTATACAACGATCCACGATATTGTGGATTTATGATCAATTGACTTATTTGTCCAACGATGGTTGATGATAATGTCTCTGCCCCTATAGTTCCCGATGGAACTATTGCGCCATTCAAAAAGTACACTGGTTGATTTGCAGAATCTACTACGATGATTCTCTCTCCGGATTGGAATAGTCGTTCGATGTTAGATATAAAAACTTCGGTCTTTGCGCCATCATATATTGCGTTTTCGATGGTTGCAATAGACTTTGAGTTTTCTCCAAATACTCGAAGGTTGGCTGTGTGTAAGAAATTTGAATCGCTGGATGCTAATTTTAGACTTCTTGGGACATACCACTTACCGGCAGATGCCTTGAGAACCACATCTTTGGTGTAGAAAAAGTCAACATCAGTATTATAAAGAACGCGGAATAAGAATTGATAAGACGCGGGAGTTCCCTTTGACTGATATAGTTGTTTAGCCAATTTCAACACTTTAGTCTTATCCGCCAACATTTCTTGAGGGAAATACGTCATGAAATCATTCATGTAGTAATTCAAGAACGCAGATGACGTAGTGTCAATATCCGAGTAGTTTTTTAGACTTTTTGTGAAATCCAACACATTACCTTGCTCTTCCATCCATTCATAATATGCTTGGAGAAAAAGAACAAAGTTCGAATAATTTGGGTCTTCTGTGATGAACTTCGGTAGTTGGTATGGAACCAACAATGATGTTTTTTGATTTGATTGAATCATTTACTTAGTTCTTTTTGGCGTTAACCTGTACGGAAATTGCAGAAGGGTCAAATGGGTCTACTGTTATAATTCTATCGAACGTTGATGAAATAATAGTCGTAGTTGGTTTAACCGTCACAGTCAACTGCCCCAGAGCATTATCAATTTGGAGTGGGTTGAAATTGTTCAGTGTTACGGTACCATTTATATAGTCAATGGTTCCGACGTTGGCATTTAGGATAGTCTTGGCATTCAAGTTACTGTTGTAGTATGAACGCAATATTCCGAATTGGCCCTGTAATATACAAATCAAAGCCGCACCCTTTCCAGTGGTGTCGCCCGATGCTGGGGTTACAGTCACAATGGCACTGGTGTATCCCACACCGGGGTTTGTGATAGTTATTGCAGATATAGAGCTATTGGTGACAGTTGCAACAGCCGTCGCCCCAACCCCATCCCCGGTGATAGTAATTGTTGGAACTAGAGAATACGAGAATCCAGGATTCAAAATATTAATTGAATCCACACCCGCAGTTGAGTTTGGAACTTCTTCCAAAAATACATTATCAATTGTGTTTGTTGGATTGCTTGGGTCTCTGAATTTTAGTGCAGGACTACTGCTTATGCCACTCTGGAACATACCTTTCTGCAATGCTCCATTATAGTAAAGCACATATGTAGTTGGGGTGTTTAAATTTGGATAGAATTTTTTCTGTAGATTGAGTGTATAGTCGCTGGCTAGAATAGATTGATCCGCTGTGTTTATAGTATTCAATACATCAAAACTATTCAGTGTTGAGTTGAAAGTGTTGAGGTTTGTACTGGAGTATGCATATAGGGCAGTCTGTACCGCACTCTGGATTCCAGCAGGAGTGAGTGTAGTCTGTGATTGTTGGAACAATACGTTTGCTGATATAGTAAGATATGTATAATCCGGATCAACGATAACTGGCTCTACAGTCATCACACTGATGGGTTTAATGACTTCGGATACCAATCTAGTTTTTTGGGATTCGGTTAGATCATAAGCCCCTTTTGGCTTCAAGCAGATAAACACCTGACCATATACAGGTGGTGTATTATCTTCTCCACCCCACACAGACACAGCATCAAATTGGATGCCAAGACTGTTTTTTTGTATGGCAGTAATGTAGTCATTTTTACTAACTGCTCTACCTTGTGCCGCAAAGGATTTTGGTGCTTGGAATTTTATTGAATCTATAGTTTCAATGTCCTGTCCTGTTGTAGCCGGAATTTGTGGATTGATTGTATAGCTGGTGAATGAACCAAGATTATCCATCAATGTGAAGTTATTAGCACCACCGCCAGACGTGCCACTGGTAGAAACGTATTTAACATCAATTAAGTTACCATCACTGAGCTTATTACCCAGAACTCCATCGCCAAAATAAATTTGATAGTTTCCTGATATTCCCTCTTGCATGAAATATACAAGATCAGTTGGGCCAAGCTGTAGGTAGTTAGACGCACTATTGTAAATCTGATATGCAGTGTTAGAATTTGATTGTCTCACTGTGATAGCTAATGTAGTGGTATCTATTTGGGAATCGGGAATCTCAAACAGATATGATGGGTTTGTTGTGCTGTTAACTGCAAACGTGTACTCTGCCAAAGACCCTTGTTTAAGTTCAACTCCACTGAATGATACTTGACTATTAGCTACGGATGCGCTATAATTATCCATAGCAACGTAATTGTAGTTAACACCATTGACAGACTCTGAGAGGAAGTTTGTATATTTTGGGATTGTGAAGTATGTTCCCGTTACTCCATTGAAGGTTAGTCCAATAACTGCAATAGGTCCAATGGCCGAATTTGGCACATAGTTCATCAGCTTAGCATGAGATACCACAGACGAACGTTGGATTGCCGAATCCAAGAACATTTCATTGGCTGTCATATTTAAATAGAATGCATTATATTGCGTATTGTACGCCAATACATCAAGTAACGTCGAAATAGCAGACCCGGAGAAGTTGAAATCCTTGAAGGTATCTTGACTCTGTAGATAATTTATGAAGTTTTGCTTGATTCCAGAAAAATCTAGGTTTGATACTTGAATTTGAGTATTTGAATTTGACATTACCTAGTCCTTTGGAGCAAAAGAGATACAGTTGTTGTTGTTGTGTTATTGCCAATGAAGACACTTAGGTCAATACTAAATCCATTTTGATCTGGAGTTAGGGTAACATCGAGGCTACTGATTATAGCTCTTGGTTCGAAATTCGATATGACGTTTCTTATTTCGTCTTTTAATATATTCGCCGTAATTCCAGTGGTTGGTTCAAATAACAATGCAGTGAGATTGGACCCAAGAGTAGGTTGGAAAGGTCTGTCATAGAAGTTTGTCAGTAGCAAGTGTCTAATAGATGAAATTACAGCCTGATCATCATACCGCATTGCAACATCATTCGTGCCAGGGACACGTTTGAATGTTAGGTCTAGGTCTGAGTATATTTTTTGTAATTTAGCCATCTATTATTTATCAATGTTATTTAAGAGTTTAATCTTGATACTAACTTTGGTGTTCCTATGTAGCTATTCATCAATGAAGTCTCGGATTGTCCTATATTGGAAAATTGACTGACTGCATTAAAGTCTGCAACAACATTCTGCGAATTCCTGAAAAACTGAGTATCTTGCGCTGGATATTTTATCATATAATTGTTAAGCTGAAGCACAGTATTCTGTAATATGGACATATCAGCCAATGACATAGTTGTTACATTACCTGTACCATTGGCTGATATAGAAGCAACCAGTTCTGTTGTGTACACAATGAGAGTGTTGCTCAGTGGGTATAATAATGTATTGAGTGTTATGCTGGTAAAATTACCCATGATACATGAGTTATTTTGCACACCATCCGTTTGATTGGTTAGATATGATAGGATTTTACCATTACCAATGGCTGTGGTGTAATGTGGCGTTAGTAGGTCATTTCCAACGGGAACAATATTTGATTGTCTATTGGTTAAATATAAGAAAGGTGTTATTGCCGAAGTTAATGCACCAATATTTGACGCTATATTAGCTAATACAGCGTTTGCACTTGGGACGGCTATTGATGTTAGATTCGCCATTCCTACTGCATTGCTAAGTGTCACTGCGGTACTTCCAATGATATTAGCTACATTAGACACTGGGTTTGTGAAGTAACCGGTAGCACTTGAGTTTGCTATGTCTGCTTTCTGCCAAGGCTTTACTAGTGGGGGGATCATTGCCATCTGATTTGTCACATTACTAGTGTACGCCACTGATGTGTTTGCTGTCAATGGGTCGGTCGAATTGAACCCTAATCTTCCATAAATGCTACTCATGATATAATCCTTTTATTCTACAAAAACGTTCGGCGTGGGTCCAGTGACACCAGTTGGAATTGGGTGTACGTGCATATCATATAACAAAGTATTGATAATGTCGTAACTGAGAGTCGCACTCATAACCCCAAAATCACCCATGGGTGCTGATACCGACGCCAAGGAGTTTATTGGTCCCGCTGAATTTATTTCTGATGGCACCGCCGCAGGAATTCCCACAGATAATCCACCTTCTACAGTAACAAACCCCAGAATTCCTGCGCTGATACCCGTGCCCGCATCAATTCTCCCGGTTGATGTTATCTTATCCGATACTATCTCACCGTCAACACATAAGTCGCCAGTAAGGTACATATAATCGCCGGTTTGTACCTTGAGTCCACCACCAAGCAAACCACCGCATATTATGTTGTAGTCTCCTTGTGATGTCACACTACTTATACCCTCAACTATTTGGGTGTAGTTTCCTTTGATGTGCTGTTCGACATTTCCATCAATTTGTTCAATTTTATCCCCCACAACATGTAGATAAGAATCCCCTTCAATAGTCACATTAACATTTCCAGAAATCAATACATTCTTATCTTTGATTGTTATTTCGAATCCGCTTCCGTATACCTTATGCACTTCATCACCATTTGGGTGCATTTCTATAAACGTACCAGAACGATGCTGGAGGCGAATTCTTTCTCTGGTTGGTGTGTCATCCAGTTCAAACGTATGACCGCTTGGAGTGGCCGTTACGTTATTGTACGGGTATACTGGCTGGTAGTCTGTGTTGGCCGCAGATTCCGGCTCTGTCCAAGCTTTAAAGAAGTCCGGTTGTTGCATTAGGGTGATCCTGTATTAGATGACAATGCTGCTTGCGTTTTTGCAAGTGTTGATGATGCCGCATCTGATTGTGCAGATAGAAACGATCCTATAGCAGAGGCATTAGCATTCACCGGATCACTTACTGCGGAGAGTAGTTCTGGGCTAACATCACCAGCGGCTGATGCATTTGCTGATTGTGACGCCGATATAGAAGAATTCAAACTCTGATTCAAGCTGGCCTGTGTTTGTGCTAAAGTTCCGCTAATTTGACTTTTCGCCGTTGCCAATGAGTTGGTGAAATTAATGAAACAGCTTTGTATCATTTTTCTTAATTTATCTGGCAGTGTTGATATCCATTGCACTATCTGTTCTATATCTTGTATTAGGTAATATACAAAACTTATGTCTGCCGCCTTCTGTGAAGCTTGTGTCAATTTTTCATTAATCAGTCTTACGTTTTTCTTCAATGTGGAGAATGATTTAGACATTTCACCGGAAGGGTCTGTGTTTAGTGTTATGATAATAGCCTTCACCGCAATACGAAATTCTCCAATAACTTGTTGCATTGCAGCCCTGACCGCCTTTGCTGCTGCCATTTTACCATTCTGTATACCACCAGCTAGGATGCCCAAATTAGGGAGGGTCAACTCAGTCAGACTGAAATTGAGATTTAAATTGAACCGAACGTCACATGCATGGGATACGTCTGAATTAGTGAAATATACTCCAGTATTCGCCAAGTACCCTCTAGCCAATCCAGGAGTCGTGGGCGCACCGATAGGCAAGAAGCTATTTCCCCATGGAAATATAGGAGGATTTGCTTCTTTTAGAACCCCATTGAATACGTTAGTTACTGCAACGTTTACAGTTTGTGCTGGGTTTGTCATAATAGTCCTATCGTGATGTTGGGTTTAGCCCAGGCAATACTCCCATCATGACAGGAAATTGTCCATTTTCGCTATCCAAAAAGAATCCCACAACCCACGATCCTATCGCTGGTGCTGATATTGTGTTGCTGCTATTCATAGGTAATAGAGGATGCGCCCATGGTAAGTCTAGTGTTGGTATTAGATTCACATCTGGAGTGTGCCACCCAAAAATCCTAACTTGACATCTACCCATTCCCGCTGGGTCTGCAGTGTTTTCAACAGCACCAACCCACCAAACAAATCCGTTTAATCCTGCAAAATTATTAATTGACTTCATTTTACTATACCAAAGAATTCCATGTTGTAGACCCTACTGGGATATCTGCATATTTAGTTGGCACACTGTCCTTGGCTATCTCTAGGATAGTATGATATTCTGCTTGGGTTAATACATGTCTTGCTGCGGTTATGATGTAACTACCAGAATAAAACAAATTTGGCGCTTTATTTGCTGGATTGTTGGACAGTAGATTGAATTGAATCAATGCACCAACAGTCAAACCAGGGTCACCGGGAACAGTCAATTTTATTCTAGTATAGTTCGCCAGAGCCAACTGTGCGGTTCTATATGGTATGTATGTTTCTGCATCGATGTTTGGTGCAATTGTCCCGGCGACTTTAGCTTGTGCCAGTGCTGGATACTTTGGATTATTTGAATCAAAATTTGTAAAAGCAAGTTTTAGACATGCCGGTGCGGTATCATTCAGCTTATCCCCGTTTCTGTTGGTGAAATTGTTAATTACTGGATTATTATTCAATGAACCTGATCCGGGGAAATACTGCATATAATCAAAGTCAGTTACCTTAGATGTTCTCGTCATAACATCCAAAGATAGTAGACGGTTGGCATATGTTCCTGTGTTTACACCATTCAATGAATCATATGAGTTGATTATCTCATATGACATTGCATTATATTCCTTCTGGCCCATCGTGGACCCTGAGATTCCACTGATATTTTTTGGTTCGTATTTGTATGTTCCGTATACTTCACCGTCATTCATCAGGTGTTGCAACGATTTGAAGTTGAACCCATTCTTATTCTCGAAAAACACCATATCCGCACCGGGATAAACAGTATCAATTGCATACGTGGACAGCCAGTTGATAGCATCTAATGGCTTTAGATTCGGAACGATCATGTTATATAGCCCATATGTCGGGTCTATGCTTATTTTGTTTGCATTAATCTTTAATGATTTTATGCCAGAATTGCTAGTGCATATGTCTGTTATCATACTATCAATCGTCATATTTTTATATGATTTTGATACTTTATACTGTTCAGATATGAACAATTCTTCTGAACAAAATTGAAGGCAGTATGATTCTGTGTATAATGTGTCCGATAACTTCCTTCGGTCCATTTTATACACACGGAACAGCTTACTTACTTGTGATTTTTGGTCTCCGCCTAGATTGAATGTTATTTCCAAAAATTCGCTCCCGGTCATGCTCAAAAATTCACCATATCCATTACCTTCGGTGACCATGACGTATCCGGACGCTACATTATTGAATAAATCCTCTTGATATGACAACTCTACCATAATATAGCGAATGTCTATCTTACCAACAGATGTATGCAGTATGAGATTGACTAAATTAAAGTCCCTTGAATATAGAACACCATTATCTGACATATTATTGTCTCAATAGATTAGAAAGCTGTTGCTCCATAGCACCAGCATGTGATACGTTTAATATATTGATAGTTCTTTTACTTTCATTCAGTTCAATTTCATAGTCATATAAGTATTGTGGATATGTGGACACTGTTATTGTGCTGACAGACCCAGTATTAAAATTTACACTTTTCGTACCTGGAAATGTATTATTATATGCAGTTTGGTCTATTATGTATGTTATAGTGTTTGAACTATTAGAAACAGAATCCGTAGTAGTCACATTTTTAATATATTGATGTATTGTAGTTTGTGTGTATGCCAACACTTGGGATGGTGTTATTGTATTGGCGCTAACATTCAATGCATTCGCTGTTGCTGTGGTATACTTATCCACAATGTAGTCATTGAATAGGTTGGTGTTCATGGGCCAATCCCCACCAACATCAGATAACATAGCGCCATACATCACCATCCAATATCTATTTGGGTCTGTGTAGTATTTGTTTGCTATGATATCTGGAGTGTCGCCGTCTTGTATATCATAAGAATAGAACAACATGGAATTATTCAAAAGGGATGGTATAATGTCAACACGTTCTAGGATATTTTTGACGTTTATGCTGTTCCCGTTATAGTCAGTGGTTGTTATGTTGGGGAATTGTGCGAAGTATTGCATTATCTTAACCCACCTGAACCATTTACAGTTGATGTATTAATATTGCTATTATAGTCGGATTGTAGCTTGGATTTGGTCACAATTTCGATTTCCTTGAATGACAACATTAGTTGGGTTTGAACCGGCGCACCATCTATGTGTGCAGCAAATCCGTTAGGTGCATAATTCACATCTATACTATCCAGTACACAATCTCCATATTTGGGCAAGTATTGGTTTTCTGTGCTATTGAACATGAATTCTATGTTGAAATAAGATGGCGGCACGAAGAATAGTCCATCTCGTGCTGATGTTGCACTTAGAATATCCGGCGCGAAATGGTATTTGAATGTGCTTATTATACTAGCAACGGTCTCCGCTTCTGCCTGTGAGCTTGGTGTGAATGTAAATGCCAACTGAAAGTGCCTGAACCCAACTCCCTGAAAAATCATTTGCAGTTGTGGATTCACTGCAATTCCCTTACTCTGCAATGATACTGGTGCCGCATCTTGAGAAACTATACCTTGACTTAAAGAAGATGCCAACAACAATCCAGCACTACGAACCGCAGCTTCGGTTGCTGTAATTTGACCTGAGTTTTTTCCAGTATCTGCGTTGGAATCTGTGATGGCAGTTGCATATTGTCCAGCGGTAACACCCGCCCCCAATGAATTTGTTATACTTAGAGTTCCATAATCCGCACTGTAGCTCGCATTTAGAGTGTCTGGCATATACAGAGCGATGAAATCTTTGATCGTTATGGTTGGAGCATTGAAACTATGTCCACTGAATAGATCAACTCCAGTTTTTATCAATTCATTGACAACTCCCTGACTACTAACAAAACTTGATGTGTCGATTTGCTTTATGGTGAACTTCACATAATGGTTTTTGGTGCTGCTCCCCAGGTCTGCCGGGTATAGTAAGGTAGATGCGCCAAGTAATTTATTGGTCAGCGCACTCAGTGGCCCAGACCTAGTTGCAGTTCCTATACCCGTGGAAATTTGTGTTAGCGATGCCATGTAGCTCTCTTATAAGATTATTCTACTATTTATCAACATAAATAAAAACTACATCAACTTTACTATTATTATGGCTAGACCCACCCCACATCGATGGTATCCTAAGAACCCCAAAAAATACAACGGGGATCATAATAACATATGGACACGTAGTTCATGGGAGGTTAAGGTGTGTGTGTGGCTCGATACAGCCGTTAATGTGTTGGAGTGGTCATCAGAAGAGAAGATTATTCCATATATATCGCCAGTAGACAATCGGCATCATAGATACTTTGTAGATTTTTTTGCCAAGGTCCGGGCTAAAGATGGTACAATAAAGGCTTATTTGATAGAAGTTAAGCCATTTAAGCAAACCCAAGAGCCACAAAAAAAGAAAAGAGTGACTAAGCAATACATTACAGAAGTCACAACATGGGCGGTGAATCAGGCCAAATTCAAAGCAGCAACGGAATATTGTAAGGATCGTGGGTGGGAATTCAAGATTTTGACTGAAAAAGATTTATTCCCATCCACTAAATAAGCCATGGCAACTAAACCAAGAAATTCCAAACTCACTATACTCGGTAACCAGAGGTCCGATCTAGAACTACGTATGCTGTCATCCAAGGCAGTGACGTGGATTCAAGATAAGATTAATGCGATCAAGAGAACATCTGGCATTGCCGCTGATATTTCTAAAGAACAATTCCGTCAGCATGGTAAGAATCTGCAATATCGTGATCGTGGGCATTTGTACTTCTTTTACTATGACGCTAAACTGAAAGCTGAACTACCATATTGGGACAAGTTCCCATTGGTTCTCGTTTTGGAGATATATAATGATGGTTTTCTGGGATTGAATCTACACTACCTTCCGGTCAAGTATCGTATTGCGTTCCTGCGAAAACTTGTGAAGACATATGAGGTTAAGAATAATAAGAATACGAGCATTACCAAAGAAGGTGACATTGAGCGTCTTCGTGTGTCTTATGATATCCTCAAGGCGACTAAAGGGTTGGCGGAATTCAGACCGTGTATTAAGCGTTATTTGAGTAATCATATAAGATCACCACTTTTGGAAGTTCAACCTAATGAGTGGGACATAGCAGTCATGCTTCCGATACAACAGTTCCAAAAAGAAAAAGCTCCTGCGGTGTGGAAAGATTCTGTGGAACACTGGAAAGAACATATGGCACATTTTAATCAGGAATAAGCAATGGCAATTCAAGAATTTATAACTTCATTTACCAATGTAGATATTGCTAGACCTAGTAAATTTTTGGTAAATATACTACCAAATACCGGGGATTTGTTGACTTATACAAATCAACTTCCGGGGAATTTTATATTTCGTTGCGAGAATGCCGAACTTCCAGGTAGAACATTTGGCACAGTGGATCAGAAATTTGGGTCAAACCCGACCCAGAAATATCCAATCCACACGTCATATAATGACATATCATTATCCTTTTTAGTGTCTGATGATATGTCTGAGAAGACATTTTTTGATATATGGATGGAATATATCAATCCTTCACAAAGTTTTGACTTTAATTATAAGGACAATTATTCTGCTACTGTGACTGTGTATCAATTTGACGTGGCAGATAAATTATCATATGCTGTCAACTTACTGAATGCATATCCAATAGTGGTAAATCAGTTAGATTTGGACTGGAGTTCTGATGGTGCACATAAATTAGTTGTTGTGTTTGCATATGATTATTGGCAAATGGCAGGTATGGACGCATTGAACAATTCCGACTTTTTACCCAAGTCCGCCATTTCTAGCTTGGGTATTGGTGCGCCCACATTTCAGCCACAACCCCCGCCAACAGTACAGCAAGTTGCTGCGCCTGTAGATAACATCATTTCAGCGACCACACTCAAGACACCAATTCACGGTCTGGGTGGTGATTTGCCACAAGCAACACAAAATCAAATTACAAATGGTGAGGTTAATAGTAATATATTAGGCAGATACACCACCGTAGGTAAATAATAAATTTTAACATGAGGATATAATATGGCATTACCAAAAATAGATTCGCCAATCTTTGAATTGACACTCCCACTATCTAAGAAGCAAATTAGATTCAAACCGTTTACTGTCAAGGAACAGAGGAATCTTCTGATGGCACTTGAGTCTGCAGATAAAGATACCATGGAAAAAAATGTAAAGCAAGTTTTACATAATTGCACATTAACCGAAGGTATTGATATTGATAAACTTCCCGTTGTTGATGTGGAGTATTTCTTCATCCAACTTCGCGCCAGATCAGTTGGTGAAATTGTCCATAACAAGTATCGTTGCGAGAACGTAGTTGACGGTAATGTGTGTAACCATGCTATGGAAGTTGATATTGACCTAACAAAGATTGAAGTGATCTTTCCAGAAGATGTATTAGATACCATCCAATTGACAGATAGGATTAGTATCAAGTTTAACTATCCGGAATATTCTATTATAGAGAAGTCAAATAAATTTACATCCACTTCTGATATGGCATTCAATATGATATTGGATTGTGTGGATTATATTTTCGATGGCGACCAGTTCCACTATGCCAAAGAGACCCCAAGAAAAGAACTTAATGATTTCATTGAATCGCTCAATCAAGAGCAGTTTTCCAAGATTGAAGGATTCTTTGAAAACCTTCCTGTACTGAAATCTACAATTGCCATTAAATGTAAGAAATGTGGGTTTGAGCATAAAATTGAAGTAGAAGGCATCGAAGATTTTTTCGCCTAACATTTTGTCATGATACACTGAGAAACTATTATAAGACAAACTTCGCATTGATGCAACACCATAAGTATAGTTTGTCTGAGCTTGAAGGTATGATCCCCTGGGAACGCGATGTCTATATTAGTATGCTTTCACAATTCATTGAAGAAGAGAATGAAAAGATTAAACAAAGAAATGCAGAACGTAGATGACACAAAAAATATCCAAAAGTGCTGAAAATGTAATAGCTAGACTGAAGGCAAAGTTTGATCCTGCAACCCTGTCTCGAATTATAGGAAGAATTAAGCCTTCTGTGGGTGGTGCGCCCTCATCTAATACAGACAACTCGTCTGTGCCACTCACTAGCCCAATAAAGCCACCAGAAACCACCTCTAGGATACAGAATGCAGAATACACCACATTAGGTGAAGGTGGGGTTTCTCGTTTAACACGGGGCGATGGCGCATCCAATGTTGTTGCAAAGACCATCAATTTTCTTATTAAAGCACATGCACAGAAAGTTGAGCAGAGGGAATTGGAGGCAGACTTCGATAAAGAAGGACATGCCAAAGAAATTCGTGAATATAGCAAGGTGATAGATGATGTTAAAAAGAATGAAGATAATGAAAAATCTAGAACGTGGAGAAAGCGAGACGAAAGGCATACAGAAAGTAAGAGCATAACCCAACACATACTAGATTTTATTCGCAAGAATGCAGCCGCTGCTGGTGTTGCTATTGGTGCAGTGGTGAATACTTATGAGAATCATTTCACTGGAAACAAATCAATCATTGATAAAATAACCAAAGTGGAATCCAATAGCGACTATAATCAGATGAATATAGCACCCGCATCAAAAAATAATAGGATTCTGGCTGGCGTTATCGATGATACTACCGATAAAGTATTCAGTAAGAATTTAACCGAAATGACCATGGGAGAAGTATATGATTTAAGTATGCGCCGTGGTGAGAAATTCGCAACAAAAGATAAGAATGGTAAGTTGGTTAAATCTGCGGGAAAAGCATCAGGTATAAATCAGTTCATGCCCGGTACATTGGAAATGTATGCCAAGAGAAGGTTTGGGGCAAATTGGAAAAACGAATTATATGATGAAAAGAACCAAGATTTACTTGGGCAAGACTACAATGCAGAGCTACTAACCAATCTAAATTCGGCCAATGTCCCAGCCACTGAACAGGTTGTTCGGCTTGGTCATATACTGGGAGTTGGCTCTGCGGATCGACTGAAGAAGTTCTTTGATGCTACGCCAAATACTAGTATGGCCGAGGTCATGGGGCAATCCGCAGCGGGGTCTAATAAAGAATTGGCAAAGATGTCTGTTGGTGACTATAAGAAAAAACTTGAACGCGAGGGGTTTTCCAATAGATTGATAACCGAGGTGGAATCAAAGCCAATAGTACCCCAAGAAGAAATTGTACAACAAAATACAACTGCGGTGGTTGACAGCACAACTACAGTTAATAATGTCTTAAATACACGCAGGGTAATAGTCAATAGCGAAGAACCGAAATCAGATAGACCAAAAATAATAGACCCCAAGAAAAGTAGATAACAATGGATAACACTAAACCATCAGTCGCCCATGATTATTATAATGCCAATAGGATGAAGCATAGGTCTTTATTGGACTTGATTGAACATAACTTAGTTGCCGGAAAAGGTATTGGCTCTGTTGGGGCTGCTATATCACAGAAGACAACAGCGAAATTGACAAGAATTAAAGAGACATTTGACCCGATGAACATAATAAAGTCTCTGCCATTGGTGGGTAATTATGCTTCATACAAATATGGTAAGGCCACCGGACGGTCCGATGAAGATATTCATTATTTTACTGGTTATGGTGAAAGGCCATCAAAAAGAAATAAGAATAAAATCAGTGCCGTTCCTGGTGTTCGCTCTGGTGGCAGGATTGTGGGCAATCTAGATACGGCAAAATACACATCATTAAGCGAAGGTAAGGATCAAAAATTTAGACGTGGTGATGGTTTGGCTGATTTATTAGCTAGGCAATTGAACCTTATGAAGAAGTATCACAATGAAGAACTGAAACAATTGAAGGAATTACATCTAGAGAATAAAAAGAGAGCAATGGAGCAAGCCGAATGGTCAAAGAAAATAGCCGCTCTGATAACAGGAAATAAAGAACATGGTGCATCAACGCCACCACCTCCGGATACATCAGGAGGACTATTTGATACGATTAAAAATATTATCATTGGGGCTGGTGGTGTTGGAGGTGTACTTGGCGCTCGAAAATTATTAAAAAGTGTTGGTGGTTCCAAGGATTCTATTGGTAAAACTGCATCCAAAGTCACAGAAGAACCTAAAATAACTGCATCCAAAGTCACAGAAGAACCTAAAATAACTGCATCCAAAGTCACAGAAGAACCTAAAATAACTGGGACTAATTCTAAAGGAAAGATAAAAGGCGAGACAAAAATACCAAAAACCGCATCTAAAGTTAGTCCTGACGTGGGAAATAAAGATTATGTAAAAACTAGGTCAGAAGAATTGAAGTCGCAGGGAAAGGGAAATAGGGCATATCGTAGACAACTGGCAGCATATGAAAAGTCTGTCAGTAAAAAAGGAGCAAAGCCAGCGCCGACAAAACCAACGGCGGAGAAGATACCAGAAAAACCGGTAGAGAAGGTGCCAGCGAAGCCAATGGAAAAGGTTACATCTACAGTAGAACCACATAAACTCGGCGGAAAGGTGCCAAAAATAAGTGGCAAGATGGGTGGGCCTTTAGCCATGTTACTGAGTACATTGGTAAACAAAGACAGTGATGGTAAAATTGGAATGTCTTTTGATTACTGGAAAGATATGAAGAAGGATATTGGTGAAAAGAAATATGGTAGCATTCGTGAGTTACTGTTTAACCTATTAACTGCGTCATCTGTGGGGCTGGCGGCAGCAACTTATAGTGGTAATGCCGGTGAAAGTAATGAGATAAAGCAAGTCAATGATAAATTCAAGAACTTCGCACCAACCATAGATCAACCAAAACCGATCCCACAAGAAACCCCAGCTTCTGTGAATCTGAACAAGGCTACGGATAATAGTGCAAAAATTAAAGAAGAGAATAAGGCGTCGAAATCTATTATAAAAATTGACAACTCTAAGAAGTCTACTAGTGTCAGTAGTGAAAAGGATACTATATTAAGTGGCGTATCTGCACCTGTAAGAAACCATGAAGAATCCTTTGCCTGGGTGACTGGATCGAATGTGAGACAAGTATAAAAAAAGCACCCGAAGGTGCTTTTGATCACTAGTCCGCGAGTTTGCGGAAGTAGTCCATATCGTCGTCATCGTCGGCTGGGAGTGTGCGTTCTGATGCTGGCGTCTGAGGGCGCTTACCGCTGACCTTAGCCGTTTCTGCGGCTTCCTTGAGGGTTTCCACTGTGGTACGCTTGGCCTTTGTTCCGTCGCCGTTTAGTCCCAAGGTTTTTTCCATACGAGTCTTCAATTCATCATATGACTTGATGTTGGCTGGGTCGAGATACTTCAAGATTGATTGCTCTTGGTTATATACTTTTTCCATTTCTGCTTCATCATCAAGAACAGGCCCACATGATGCGAATTCGCACTTGTCGAAGTTCGAGTATTCACCATCCTTGTAGATGCGCAGCTTGAAGTCTGCACCAGTAAATAAATCAAACGGATCGAATGGGGCTTCATCTTCAAACTTTGGTTTAATAGCATCCATCAACTTCTGGAAAATAGATTCATTGTACTTAAACAAACGAACCGTTCCATTGTTTTCTGGGTGCTTGGGGTCGTTGACAATATAGATATTTGAAATATAGTGCACCTTACGCTTGGTGTTCTTGCGCACAAATTCTTTGTCCGACTCCAGACCTGAATTCCAGAGAACCGAATTATTATCACAGACTGGACATTCAGTACCATTGCCCAGAGTTGTTGGGCATGTATCAATCATCCATTTACCGCTCGGCCCCTTGAATGCATGTTGGAACACTTTGGCCCATGGAAGTGCTGCGTCTGGATTTGTTTTTTCATCTACTGCCGGTGTGGGTAGAAAGCGAATGACCGCCGAACCGTTACCTGCCTTATCGAGTTCCGCCAACCAGAAATCATCTTTGTTGTTGGAGTATGCAGGTTTGCTGAGGGCTTCAACTGCTTGTGTAATTTTGCTCAAGTTGCCAAGGGATTGACGTTTCAGATTTGCGAATGACATAGAATTTTCCTTATACGAATTTAAAAATATTGCCCACGGTATACATAATAAAATTAATTACCACACCTCTCAGTGCAGCAGGGTATTTATCTACCTAAAATAGCAGATAAATCTTTGAGAGTGGAAATAGCATTCTTGTGCAGAATACCAATACCACCCGCGTTATTCCAGTCATTGATATTTGATTCTGTATCATCAATGAGAATGGAATTTGGATTGGCGTACTGTGACTTTAGGCGTTTGCCGGGTACAAAAATGTACGGGTACTTAATGCCATTGTCACTTAGCCAAAACTCTTTTTGATATGAGATTTCCTTATGGACTTTCTCATATGCAGTGGATGAAAGGATTGTCACTGGAATGCCAGTAATATCCAGTCCTTTTAATAGTGTATCCGCATCTTCCATTGGGTCTAGTGATGCAAACTGACCTGTGTGGATAAAGTGATCGAAGTATTCACCAAACATCTTCTGGTCATTTGCTTCCTTTGGTGTCACGTCATACAGTTCTTCATACCGTTTACTAAAATCGCAACACACACCATCTAAATCCAAATATATCTTATCAATCTTATACACTACACTGTTCCTTTATGATTTGTTTAAATTTTGACTTATCATATTCTATGAATGGTGCATATTTCACACATTTCATTCTATATTCAGGCCAAATGATATCGTCTGATATGGTCTTATCCCAAGCATTGAAGAATCCCATTATATCGTTCATGATAGTCAATGTTTCGATCATGATATCTTTACACATCACATCTTTCAGTAATGGCGGAAGTTGGCCGTCCACTGTCTGTAGCATAACCAAAGGGTTTTCATATTTCTCGGTAAGTTTCATTATATCAGACTTGAACAGATATTGCAAGCTCTGGTTGTTTTTTTGCCACATTTTAAAAGCATCTTCACCTTCTGGCGTGAGCATATCACCAACCCATGAACTACTACGATATACAAGATTAGCTATGAAAAATGATTTGGCATCTTCCAGGCTATATTTCTTAGCCATACGGATGAATGAGTATCGATCTTTGCGCCTTAGGAATGTCTCTTTTGGGACATTCGTTTTACCGTGGTATTTGTGGTAATCATATTTCTTTGAATTGAAATGCGTTTTGATTGCATTGTATTCCATGAAACACACATAACCATTGTTATCGCTCATATTGGGAGTTTTTCGGTCTTCTTAATAAGGTTGACGGATTGTGCCTCTTCTTTGATACGGGCCTTTAGATGTGTACTCACTAGCGTTGCTGCCACTTCAATTTCCATTCCTGTGGATTCACAATGTTCAACCACAGCCTCTATACATGTGATATCTTTTAGGTCAGCTAGTTCTTCGACAGCAATGCTAAATTCAGTAATTTCGTCTTTTGTAGGAATGGTAGTTCTCCAATAATTCGGTAATCCACATTATATCACTTCACATGACTAATGTCAACTACAACTTTGTGTAGAAGATGTGTCTACCTATCTTGGTGATTATGTGTTTCTTATTCCACTTTGGGTGAACATAATCCGCATGATAAAACAGCGCATTGGTCTGCTCTAGCTTTTTATGTTGCGTGTGTCCCGTTAGGGCTTGACGTGCAATATACAAACATTCCTGCCACGTAACATTGTCTGTGATCTTTTTGTTTGGATTGGATGTCCAGCTAAATTGATGCACTTTCCCATGCTTTTCATACACAACTTCACATATACCAGAAGGAAAATGTGCGTCCTGTGTGCGATTGATGACTATCTGTGCAATGGCTTTCTTACCTTCAATGGACTCACCAGAAGATTCATGGTAAATATTCGATGACAAGCAAAAGAGTTCTTTGGTGAAATTTACGTCCGTTATGTTTAGAGTGTCTGTTACTTGGGGGTTAGTGAGAATAAAAAATGCGAAGATGGCTATTATGAATTTCTTTGTCATAGTCTCTTTAGTTAAATGATGTTGACTGATTGGATGATGAGGACAGTCAACGAAACCTCAAGTTAGCTTATGCAGCTAGACTGTAAACGCTTTCATTTGCATTTATTTTGATTTACTTTTTACGACTCGATATGTCGGGTAGCCTCTTCATCTTACTCATTACGGAGTCGAAACTAGTTCCGGCCCATCATAAGCACACCTGTCGTTATATAGACCGTATGTACTGATATGCTTATGGTGGACCGGGCCGGTACTGCCCCGGCGTGTTCCATACCTTTCTTACAAAAGGTTTACTACCATTATTACTGGACAACAGTCCATTTCGGACTAAACGGCTTTCCAGATTCTTTGCGCTTGAAGATTTTGCGCAATTCTTCCATGTACAATTCTTTCTGTTTGTTCAGATCGTGATTGACACATGCCTTGTACATTTCCTTGATGATGTTTTTCTGTTTCATTACATTATCCTTTCGATTGTGTGTATTGTACAAAGAAATAAGGCCACAGTCAAGTGGCCCTGTTGCAAAAGAACAACAACTATCTATGCAAAATGACCCGCCACCCGGCCAATTGCACCAGCAACCTTATTGGCACCAGACTTGACAGCACCAGTCACTTTATTCTTTACATTGGAAATGCCAGTGTCAATTCTTTGTGCTAGATTCTTCTGTTTAGCCACAATGTCAGAATGTGCTTTTGTTGCAGCCGCATGTTCTTGTTCTGCATCATGCTTCTTATCAGCCGCTTTTTGCATCTTAGCGCCAGCAGTCTTTAGTTTACCTGCATGGAATGCTCCAGATAGTGTATTTACAGGCTTGCCTTCAGATTTATCACCAACCAGATCATACTTACTCTTGGCACGTCTAGCTGCATGTGCAGTGCTTCTAACATTACCACCAGTTCTTTGTTGTTTCTTGTTAGCAAATACTTTATTTAGACCATGTGCAGCACCAGCCACAAATGACCCGATAGATTCGTCTAACATCAATGTGATCATTGCTTCGAACAATTCATCATTGGGACCAACACCCGTGTATGATTCAACCACAGAGTCGCGCATCGTTGGTTGTTTATAATTTTCAACAAAGAAGTCCATCAAGATTGAAGTGATATATGCATCATCTTCGGTCATGATATATTCTTCATTTAGATCATAGTGACTCTTTGATATTGCTTCAATTAGATCAATGAAAATATCTTCACGAGCTTGAACTTGTTCTTCTGTTAGGTACATGGTTAATCCTGTTTATTGTGTAGTATTATTTATAACTTGTCTGCTATATACTTTTTGATTGATATCCATGAACTACCTAGTCTGGCGACAGCGAAAGTTCCCATATACAATCCTGCATACCATTCTGTCATTTTCTCTTGAAACAGTAGTGCAATGAAACCGAATGATCCAATAGCCAACGCAGTCATAAATCCAACTTTTTCGATAGCTACTTTACCTGTTGTATTATCTACTAAGACTTGTTGTAGGTCGAAATTATTCTTATCATCATGGTGCCACGACCACACTATTCCCACTATGAGGAAGAATATGATACAAAACACGATGAATACTAAAAAGTTTATATTGGTAAACAAGGTTATAAAATCTATTGATGGTTTCATATGTGATCAAAATTGGTAGGGTCTGTGAAATTTGGCGTATCATTTAAATGCGTCCATAATATCCATATCATAGTACCAGCCCCATGGGCATCACGCGCTCTACCTTGCCAAACGTAATCTTCTTGTTTACGTAGCATTTCAATCAAAGCATTTCTTACATTAGGCAACAACTCTTCATCATAAGGGTCGATTTGACTTAGCATTTTTCAACAGTGATTTCCTGTAGGGTCAATTGGGTTTAGTAGTTTTTCACATATAAATGTTCCAAACGACCTCTGAAATTGATTTGCTGAAAATGGAGTTCCGTCTAGATTTGTGTTTAAGTGATATACCTGAAAACGATCCGACATTGTGGTACAACCCTTTGGCGGGATTCCAATTATCAATAACACAGTCCAATTTAAGAATATATCAACTAAGAAGAAAAATAACAAATATGGAGCATAACCAATTAAGTTGATTGTGTTTAACTTTTTCTGTATGGCTAAACGATACACTGAAATGGCCCCGGCGAATTGTACATAGAAGAACCAAATCAAGCCAATGATATACAATGGAATAAGTTCTTCTTTGAAATTTAGTTGTAATATCATACTGGTCTCGCTGGTGGTTGAGGTAGCGTGGAAATGAATGTTGCTGTATTGGATGGCATTGGCATAGTGTTGGCCTCAACAGCAGCCAATGTTATATAACAATTCGACCACACTTGATCTCTCCATGGGATAAGTGCTGCAGCTTCTTTTTGATATTGAATATTTGTGGAATTTAGATATGTTGCAGCGGACAGTATAGATTCATATTTCCAAGATTGCGCATAAGAATCCAGATACAACTGCACTGCATTTTCAAAATCCATGATGGTTGGGGGTATGTATTGGGGGATGAAATCGGCTCCATCATATAACCAACCAATGTTTACGGTGGCTGGGGCTTGTATAAATCCATTATTACTTGCATAATTTGAATCATCACATAAAATTATGTTTGATACTATATTATTGACTACTTGTACATATCTCATATATTTCCCCATTCTCTACCACATAAAAATTACAAGACCGGCACCACCATTACCACCACTACCAGTACCACCACCACCATAACCACCACCACCACCACCACCGCCGACGCCGCCGTCGCCGCCGACGCTGCCAACACTACCACTACCAGTACCACCACCTGCAATGTGGCTAGACCCACCTGCTCCCCCGATAGTGTCGGATGCTGCCTGTCCTATAATATTAATATCACCACCAGAAGCCCCTCCACCAGCGGACCCATAATTACCAAAACCGCCGCCGGAACCAGTAATCGAGGATATTGATTGTGTGCCTGAATACACTACACTATTGCCACCAGAGTTGGTGTCAGAAAGTCCACCAGCGCCAACGGTGACATTTAATGTTGCGGATGGGGTTAATCCGGTGAGAAACTTAATGGCACATCCTGCACCACTACCACCAGCGCTGGTGTCAACACCACTACCACCACCACCACCCCCGGCCACGATAACTTGTAATTTTTTGATATTAGCTGGTATTGTGAAGGTTCCTGATGAAGTGAATTTCTGAAAACCCCCCGTTAACATTGATGTGGTGCTTTGAATAGTTGCATCCCCAAATGTTATATTTCCATTCCCTATCGTAGTTGACATTCTTTTCCTCTCTTGACGATCTTATTCTTGTATTTATAATCAATACATAGTGTCTTCTATCTTAAGCTTGGCAATAATATAGTCTCTAACCAAACTAGACCTAACAATATCATTCACATCAAATTCAATCTTGGTGAATGACTCCATGTGCATAGCAATATCAAAGAATTTCAATATACCAGACACATCATTGCGCTTCTTATTTAGGTCAGTCTGGCGATAATCACCACACCAAATAATCTTCGATCTATGCCCAACACGAGTCATCACTGTGTCAATTTCTTCAAATGTAAGATTTTGCATTTCGTCTACAATAACAATAGCATCATCAAAACTCATACCTCGAATGAATGATGTGGATATGAATTCAACAAAACCCTGTTCGGCTAGTCTAGACCATGCATCTTTACGTCCGAAAAGTGTATCACAAATCTGGACATATGGTTGTTGGTAGATTTCCATCTTCTCGTCAACACTCCCAGGCAAATGTCCAATCTCGCGACCCTGAACTGCCGATCTAACCACAATAACTTTCTTGAATGGGTTATTCTTGTCTAATACTTCCTCTATGGCTTTATACAATGCACAAAAAGTGTTGTGGGTTAAAATGTAATCGTCCGTAACATATAGATGTGATTCATCATCCACCATGATACACTGACACTCTTCATTTCCAATAAATTGTATATCTTTAATGCGTCTTCGATATTGATCCAAATCACAATTTTCGACACACCTATCTTTCTTCCTGGAAAGTCGGAATAGCTCTTTGGGATTTTTATATGATATATTCAAAATGTATGCGTCATGTCCTTGCTTTTTAATACCTTTATATGTGAAATATGAAGTTTTTGATGAAATTGAACATTTGCCACCAATAGACCGAACGAGATCACACACATCTTGAGATAACCTAACACTGCTGGTGCAAAAAGAAACGCAACCACTGTGTTTTTTATTGCCTACAGTGCCATCAGTATCCAATAAACCTTGTAGTAGATGTAATTTTTGTTTGATTGAACTATTTTTATAATATTCCGGTATGAATTTATCATACGACAATTTACCATCAATTCCAATTGCTTTCAATTTTTCTTTTATTTCATTCACTGGTTGTGTTTTAGTCAATTCCCTGATATTGTATTCGTATTTCGATAAAACTTTAACACACCCATATCCAACCGGCAATACGGAATTTACATTTTTGACCATTTCATCATCTGCAGTCGAGAAACCGATATTTGAATTTGTCAACCCACAATCTCCGATAATAACACCCAAAAGGTATGGATCGAGGGGCAATTCAATATCATCAATGCAAATTGGATTGTATAAGTCTATGCTTAAATTTGCTACAATCTC